TATTGTTTGCCACCGCAGAACGGTTTCCCATCCTTCCGACAAGCTCCGGTCCGGACTCTCTTGCCACGAACATTTCTCCCATGCCAGGGAATCCGCCATTTGCGTACCATTTCAAGTTGAAACGTGGCAATGAAAATTTAAAGTTACCGATTTTTATAGATCCGCCTTCCCAATCCCAGCCAATATGTGGCATAGGGATATGGATGCTTGAAAATCCATTTGCAAAAGTCTGAATAACATTCTGTCCAACTGTGTATAAGCTTGGAATTGCGTTTGCCACCTTGCCCGGTATATTGCTTAATATTCCAGACAGAGAGCTCCAGTTATTATTCAGGCCGGTTCTCATTCCGCTTATGATATCCCTGCCTTTCGGCGTTACTTTGCTTTTGATATCTCCGATAGCGTTGAAAGATTGGGAACCTATTTTCTTTACTCTGCTCAGGAATGTAGATTCCCTTACAGCTTCCCAGCCATTTTTCAGACCGGTGATCGCATCATTTCCTTTCCCACGTAGCCATGTTTTGGCATTTCCGAGTTTCTCTTTTGTCCGCCCTGGGAGTTTAGCGATCCAAGACAGTACAGCTGGCAACCCAGCTTTCATACCATTGAACAGGCCAGATATAATATATCCGCCCTGCGTACGCATAACTGTTGATGGTGAATGGATTCCGAAAGCTTTTTTGAATCCGTTTATGAACGGTTTAAAAATATGTGCCTTGATCCAGGTTCCTATATCTTTAAATGACTGCACAACACCATTTTTAAAGCCTTCCCAGGTGAATTTTCCAGCTTCTGTGAAATGCTTTATAATATACTTCCTTGCATCTGCAACTGCACTTTTAAAGATACCACCAATAAATGCGGCAAAACCTCCAAATGCAGCTCCAATCGTTTCAAAAACTCTGTCAGCAATTCCGCTCCAGTCAATGTTTACCAGCAGATCTTTTGCTTTGTTATAGATGGTGTCCCCCATGGACCACCAATCCATGTGCTCGATCGCTGAGATTGCAAAATCAAAAAAGCCTTTTATCCCATCGGATAAGGTCTGTCCTATCTTTCCAGTATCAATGGTTTTGACCGTGTTGGTTACGAGATCAGCCAGTGCAGTGCCCAAGCCTCTCCAGTTAAAGTTATGAACTGTGGTATAAAGTGCTTCCAGTCGTGTGTTAAAGCACTCTCCAACTGTTTTTCCAACTACACTCCAATTGGTTGTCGCAATCGCTGTATTCAGTGTGCTTACCAGGCCAAAGACGGTATCATGTACGGTTCCTTTGATCAGATTCCAGTCAAGACCTTCAAGAGCACCATTGATCCCATCTCCGATAGCTTTCCCAAGACTGTTCCAGTGGAAATTCTTTGCAAAGGTATCTACAAATCCAAAGGCTGTGTTCAGTCCCTTAGAGAATGTATTACCAACCAATTTCCAATCCGCAGCTTCAATAAAGCCATTCAAAAAAGTGGCAATGCTTTTTGCAATCTTGTTACAGGTATTCTGGATTTTACCCCACGGAATACTTTCCAGTGCTTCGTTGAGCTTATTACCGACCATGGCGCCAAGTTCTGTAAAATCGCCGGACTTCCAGGAATCTTTGATCAGTTTTGCAAGATCTTTGAAACGGCTCTTGATAGCCGTTGTCTGGAACATATCATTAACACCACCAAGCGGTGATGTATCCGTTCCACTTCCTGTCCCTCCTGATCCGGAGCTGTCTGAATCATCGTTCAGCTTGTTGATCTGGTCGAATCCCAGAAGAGTACGCTGATATTGTTTTGCCGCTTTTGATGCCGTATCCGCGTTCTTTGCATTATTCTTCAGACCCATTGAGGTACTGTTCAGACTTGCAGCATAATCCTGATTGACTTTCTTGGCCGTGACCATGGTGGTTTTGCCTGTGAGGGCTCCCATCAGCTGGCCTATGGAATTTACCACGTTGATAACCGTCTGAATGAAACTGTTCAGGATTGGTGCTACAACATTCAGGATTGGTGCAAAGGCTGTGGCCAGTGAATTTTTAAGCTGTGTCAGAGAAGACATCAGCAGAGAAAGGCTTCTGTTTGTTTCTCCACTGTACTGTGCAAGGTTCTGAAATCCCTGCTTTGCGCCATCTACAGCTCCACGGATCACAAAACTTGCAAACATAAATTTTGCAGTCATTCCGATCGTCTTCAGTATACCTGTCAAGCCTCGTCCGGATGTTCCCAGACCATTGAATGAAGATTTTGTCCTGTTAAGAAATGGGATTCCGGATGTGAACTTCTGGATCAGTGCAGCATAAGCACCGGAGCATTTCCTGATTACGCCAGTGAAGGAAGATGCAACGTTTCCAACACCTCCCAGAAGCTTTGTAAAGCCTCCCCAGCCCTTTGAAACAGTTGTTCCTATTCCTTTGAAAATTCCTGTTCCAAAGTTCAATGCCTGTTTCGGAAGAGATACCGGCCGCTTTACGTCTGTATTTGAGGATTCCATCTGTCTGGCCTTTGTTTTATACTCCTCTACAGCTATCTTCGCTTGATCAATGTCATATGTAAGGCTTTTCCATTCCTGACTTTCTTTTGATACGCCCAAAGCTTGGAGCTTATTCTTTTTTTCGCGATAAGCATCAAGTTCCTTGTTTACTTTCAAAATGTCTTTTTGTATTTTTTGATATTCTTCTGTTGGCACCTGCTGAGTTGATTTTCCTGATTTTTCTAACGATTTCATTTTTTCTTCATACTCAAACAGCTTCCCGCGAGCTTGTTCAATATCGTATATAAGGCTTCTCCATTGCTTGCTTTCTTTCTTAACGCCCATCGCCTCAAGCTTTTCACCTTTTTTTTCATATTTTTCTATTTCTTCGTTTAAACTTTTAACAGAATTTCTGATTTCACGATATTCGTCTGTAGGGGTTTGTTTAAAAGCAGTTCCTGATGTTTCCATTTTGGCTGCAGCATCTTTGTATTCACTGAGTTTTTTTTCAGCTCGAGTAATATCAACTACAAGGCTTTTCCATTGCTGGTTCTCTTTAGATTTACCCGTGTTTTCAAATTTGTGCTGTTTTTCTTGTAGTTTTTCCAATGATTGCTGTGCTTTTGATAAGTTTTTCTGCAATTCTGCATACTCTTCCGTTGGAACTTTGATGCCTGCCTTGATCTGGAAATTTTTCACAGGATTCCTGCTGAGCATTTCCCTGATCTTATTCAGGGTATTCCTTACCGGCTGCAGTGCCTTGCTTTCTATCCCCTTGAACGGATTCTTTATTTTCTCAGTTTCCTTCTGGATTTCTTCAACGCTTTTCTTTACTTCCCGCCTGCTGTTTTCCATCCCTTTTTTCAATGGTTCTGTTGTAGTTTCAATTATCACCTGCATCTTATGAAGTGTGTCTCCCATGGTCTCACCTCCTCTCTTTTTCTCAGAAAATTAATGATTGTGTCTATAGTTCCATTCGGCG